GTTGCTGCGGTTGTTGCTGATCCAGAAACTGCTGCCATGAACGTGCCAGGAGCCGAGAATAGTTTCACGCTGGCATAGTTTGCATCTGCTGCGTCCTCTTGAAGAATGCCGATACCTTTGACGTTATCTGCACTTGCTTTGATAGTTCCATCGGTCTGGACGTTCACCACCGTGTAGGCGGAGATTGCACCGGAGGCAATGAAACTCTTAAATCCAATGTCGTTTTGTGAACTCATGGTAGTTTGGTTAATTTAGGAGTGTTTGATTTGACGATGTGACTCATATGCCTTTTTCCATTCTGGATTTGAGCCAATCTTGGAAAGAACAAATGCTTCGGCTTTTACCTTGTTGCCATCGAATCGAGCGGTTTCGCTTTCAACGATTTCAGAATAGGTTTTGATTTTAGGAGCGGTTCCACCGGATCCTGTGCGACCAAGACTGGTGATTCCGAGTTGCGCCGAAAGAAGTTTGACTGCACGAAGTGCGCCCATTTCAGCGATCTTTACTTTCTCGGTATCGATTGCTTCATCCGCGTTTTCGTAAGTTTTTTCTGGATCCGATTTGGCAGGATCCAATTCTGGATCAACTGCAATTGGAGCAGGGACTTCCTCTGGAGGAGTTACTGGTACTTCAAGAGCTTGCATTTTATTGCTCAACTCTTCGTATTTGCAACGCATCTCTTGGACTTGCTCAATGAGATCATCGAGAGATGGAGTTGCCGTTGGTTCGTCTGTGGTTGGTTCCATAGGTGTTATTGTTTTTTCTGGTATCGAAAATAAAGAACTGTTCGCTGCTGGATCGGATACTAAAGCAACTGCAAGAATCCTCTCACAACGAGAAAATGCTTGATCACCATTAGGTTCATCTGCCCCTTCAAACTCAAGAGACATTCCCATGTGCGATGGATTTTTTGAAGCAATTTCAAGAAGTCGTGCGCGTTGAGGTTCGTTCTCGTAAATATGAAAATCACCTAAAACCTTGTCATTTGTCAAACCGAAATTATCGACCCATCCAATAGTAGAAAAAACTCCAGATCCATGATCGGCTTTTACTTTTACCGAACCTAGTTGTTTGCAATGTGCAAATACTTGTTCAAGTGTTTTATCATCAACAACTTCTTGGCGACCTTTACGATCAAAGTGTCCTTCGGCATTTCCTGTTTTAATCAAGGAAACACCATGAATTACACCATCATCCTCATTTACGGATGGTGCCTGTAGAGAGTAGTAATGGTAATGCTTTTCCACTTAACTGTTGGGTTGAATTTGATGACGACTGACGTGGTCTGGGCCTTCTGGTGTAACTACCTTGGAAACCGCGTTGCTGACGCTTGCAGACGAACTCTCTGAGGTCGTGATTGGTTTTGCAGGGCCATTGCCAAAGACATCGGCAATATCCAGACCATGCTTGTCTGCTGCGGCTTTCTTGATCAACGCCCAACGAACCATGTCATCGGCTACTGATTCTGGATCCTGGGCATCGTCAACCCAATGCTTCATCGGGTTAAGAAGTCCAGACTGCCACAGATTAACAGCAGCAGAGGCTTCTCTGCCAATGTCTGGTTGTGGATGTGAACGATAACCCCAACGCCCTTTGGTGATATGACGCAGTGTGGATACTGGGAAAACTCCCTTGCCAATTGCATCAATGAGAAATGCGTTTTTGATGCGGTGTGCATGAGGTGCAAACACTCGCTGAGAACGCTCAAACTCTGCCTTCGCCATTTCCGATTCCAATCGGGACGACACGCCCCCAAGTGCCGATGCATCAAGTGCGAAGGAATAGGGGAGATTGTATGACATAGCAACGAACTTGAGCATCAATTGCATCAATGCTTGTTCTTCGCTAGAAGGAGAGTTGCTTGCAGGGAATTTGATGTCAGTTCCTCCTGCCAAATGGTTGATTTGACCGAACTGGATATCTTGCTGAAGTCCACCGGATCCACCTGGAAATAGATTGGTTGCGTAAGCATCCATGGCCCCGCCTTGAGCAACTGCACCATTGGAGTTAGTGAAGACTGTAAGAGCAGATGCTAATTTTGCTTTTCCCTTCACGAAATCGATCATTTCATAGAGATCGCGAAGATTTTGGATGGCAGTAGCAAGAATCGAAACTCCTCGGTACTGGTCGATCCGCATTGGATCGGTGAAGTGGACGAATTGTGATGCTGGAATGTCTACAGGATTGTCGTAAACGCTAGTAGTCATCGAACGATGGAAAACACGAAACGCTTCGATGTTGCCATACTCGCCAATGATACAACCCGAAACGTAATCGTTGGAAACGACGTTTTGGTAGATTCCACCAATCCGGTCTGGCTCAATTGCTTGGATTTTAAGAGGAAGCTTCGATGCTTCATCAATTGGCATTCCGAATTCGACTCCTGGGCGTTGAAATGCCCATCCATAGTCACCTCCTCGGTTGCATCCCATGATGCCAAACTCCATCATCTTATAGAAGTCGTAGCGTCCGGTGACATCGCAATTGGGGAAAACTTCCTCATTGAGGTATTCTTCCACTTCATTATCCAATTTGGGATCCCCAGATTGAGCATGGTATGAAATAGGAGCGGTGTACATCGCGTGCTTACGATTCAGCATCTTGGCAGGAGCGAAGTTGCGCTCCATATCCTCGGCTTCTCGCATCAACTGAAGTCGATCACGCTGAACATCAAATGAGTTTGGAGAAATATTCTGTGGTGCTGACGAGCGTTTGCTGGTCATGCTTGCCCCATCATAACGAAACTCATGCAAGATCCTCCTAGCGGCAAGCCTACGCATTCCTGCCTCCGGCGAAAATGCCGAAACTGCCTTGTCGATCAATGTTGGCTTGAATTCTTTCATAGGCTACCTCTTCCGAGAGACGGATTAAAGTTAACCCTTACTTGTTCAGATCTTGCGCCCGTGAGCAATCCCTTGGCGTATAATGCTTCTTGAAGCGTATTTTGGCATTCCATCATCGATGGGAAGGTGAAAGACCGTCCAGCAATCGTGTAGGACGTTCCGCGAACGCTTCCGGCAACAATAGCTCCCTTGCAAGCATTGATGATCTCAGTGAGATCGTCGATCTCCAATCCAACCAGGGTTTGACGAACTGCCATTTACTGGAAAATACGGATTTCTGATTTTTTGGCAAGGGGGATTTTCTTGGTTGTCAGAAAACAGATTGCCAAAATCTGACAAGTATGTAGATTGACACCATGTCCAGTTCAATTTTCTCTAATTATTCCACTCCAAGAATCACGACTCAACCAACGACTTCATCAAAAATTGTTGTTCGTACATTAACTGCTGGTGTTGGTTTTGATTCGACTATTTACGGAGTTTATACTGGGGGGAATGTTGCAGAACAAGCTGCCAATCTTGTTGGTTCTGGAATTCTTGAAGCAGTAACAACTGGAAGTTTTGATTCAATATATCAGATTACTTTGGGGGATCCAGCACCAGCACCAATTTATGGATATACTGTTGGAACATCATCGGTAGGAGACATTCGTTGTGATACCAATCCGACCGATAACGATACGATTGTCATTGGGTTAAAAACATATCGTTTCAAAAATACTCTTGCTGCTGCAAACGATGTTAAAATCGGAGCAAGTACAACTGCAACAATGTTGAGCTTATCAAAAGCAATCAATTTAAATGGAACAGTCGGAACTGATTATTATACCGGAACTACGATCAATCAAATTTATTCATCGTCAGTAGTTACAAATGTAATTACCGTTACTGATAAAGTTCCTTGTTTGCGAACTGGTTCATACCCAGTAACAAGCACATCTGGCAAATTTTCAATCAGAACTCCAATTGGTGGAGCAAACGGAACTTTACTTTTTACAATTCCTTTCGGTCAGCAATACGCTCAATCATTATTCACATTAAATAGCAATTTTGCTAATGTAGATGTAATGACTCTTCCAGAAAATGCTTATTTTGTTTCTGGTTCAATAAATACAAATGGTGAACACCCAATGGTTTCTGTTTATACTGATGATTCAATTGATATTCTCATGGAGTTATCTCAAGATGGAGTTAATTGGAAAATTACTGAAGAAGGGTCGTTTACTCTTAATCCTGGATATAACTTTTTCAATCTTCAAGAAAGATGTGAAAATATTCGCCTTACTTTAAATAATAATATTGGTGCTCAAGATCGTAATGTTGATGCCCGAGTGGTTTATTGATCTTGTTGTTGGTTTATCAATTCTTCTCCGCTGCTCCAGAGAATCTCGCGGATCCTTCCATCCATTAAAGCGGAAACCAATGCCATTTGATCGCAATCGGTTAAGTGGTTATCCTTCTTGGATGGCACAACGTATGTCCAGATCTTCTTGCCTGTCTTCTTCTCGACAGTGATCTTCTTAAATTCAACCGATGTTTGCTTCCGGTATTCTTCGGAGATATCCTGCGGAACCGTCCAACGATAGCTTGTCATGCCGTTTTTAAGGCGATGCCACATATCTTTGATCGGCGTTTGACACCAAAAAAAGTATCTAGCTTGTCGGCGAACTCCACCCTTGCCAAGTCCAACGTGACCCACGTTGACTGTTGAGAACGGATAGTGACGCACCATGCGTTCCGGTCTGCTGCCAATCATCACCGATTCATGGTGGGGGAAGGATCTTTTGGAGGTGTTGTCACCCCAAAGTCCCTGCCATCCATACCGAACGCAGATTTCTTGAACCGCAGGAGTATCGAATGCGATATCCACCAATGTTCTTCCTGGTTCAACCCCAAGCTCGATACGAAGTTCCTCAAGTTCTTCCCACGATGTGATGCGACCCTCGTCGATCAGTCGGCATTCGTTTTGCCCAAATGATCGGCAGACGTACCATCGGTGCGCGCCTTGGCCGATCGATGCCTTACCCGCTTGGTTGTCGATGGTTAAGAACCTGGCGATCTCACCTTCATGTACATCTCGTTTGTTGTAGTTGCCCCGAGAACGCGCAAACGACAAGTCTTCGTCGTTGTCGGTCGGCGCATCATCCCATGCCATTGCCCGACGCTTCTGAATGTAATCTTTGAGCGGTTCGACCGCTCCTCGGCGAGCAGCGTGGGTTGCCTTGAGCTTCTCCATCAATAGCTTGGAAAGCGGGAAGTAATGGACGCTTGTTGCCTCAAGGTGAAAGCTGCGGTGATCCTCTGCGGCATTTGGGTTGGTAGCAATGTACCTGCCCATCCTGCTTTGCTTTTTCCGCGATTCTTCATCGTTGGGCCAATCCATGCCGCAATGCTCGCAGTTGTATCTGACGGTTGGTATGATCTTTGCCCAGTTGTACTCACCATTCTCATCGCAGGTCTCCTCATCGATCTTCGCTCGTAATCGATCCTTTGAGTCGGACATGGCTTGAAACTGATTGCAGTATGGGCATGGCACTTGCCATACTTCGCAACTGCCGGAGTTGAATGCCTCGTCTGACTCATCACCAAGAACGGATCCTGTAGACAAGGTGAGGATCTTGTAGTTGCGTACACCTTCGACCCGCTTTTCAAACGCGGTCATCATACCCGCTCCGTAAAGGTGGGGTTCTTCCATGGTGAGGTATTTGACTCGTTTCGACTGGGCGGCAGACAAGTTGGCTCCTACGCAGTAAAGTGACATATGCGGGAACGCAATCTTGACTGATCGCTTCTTGTTGCGGTCAAGTGGTAGCTTGTCCGCCAAAATGTCGTTTGCCTCGATCAATGGGTAGATCCGGTCTTCCATCGAGTCCTTGCCGTCATCATCGGTTTGCCAGACGTAGTAATAAAGCCCAGGTGCTTCCGAGATGGTATATGCAATATGCACCTCCCCAATAAGCGACTTAGCAGCACCAGCAGGTGCTCGGACATCGACCCTTCGGATCGTCGGGTCACTCATCGCCCTCATCGGCTCAAGAAGCCAAGGAGACTCGCTTGCAATAAAAATCGGGTATCGCATCGAGTATGGCAACTTGAGCTTGCCATCTGCCCAGTCTACCAAATCGCCTTTGTGAGGAATCGTGATCAATCCGCGCATCAACGACCGAAGTTCCTCGGTCTTGTCAACTATCAAAGTTTTGCTTTGCATCGGGTCGTGAATACTTGGTAGATCTCTTGATCCATGAGTTGCTTTGCTTCCTCAAAGATAATGGCAAGTCCCCTCGCCCACTCTTCTTTGACCGTTGAAATCGATACCTGCTCACCCTTGTCCTTTTCGAGCTTGTACTCGATCGCCTGGATTTGCACCAATAACTTGCGGCGTTTTAACTCAGACTCCCCTGCCGATTCGTCTCCCCCATTCATCACCTCGGGATTGTCTTTCAACCACTGAATCAAAGCATCTCGATAAACTCGCTGCTGCTTGAACGCCGGACATCCCTTGGCTTTCGCTGCTTTGATGATGTGCATCGGAATCTCCCAAAGAGTCGATGCCGCTTTCATGTTCTCCGCGATGTTCGTCGGAACCTTGGGAGGCTCGGGGAGTCGTCCCCTCCCCCGCTTGGGTGGTGTCTCAGTTTTCATAAGATATTTCGAGGACGATAAATTGTCCCATAGA